CCAAATTAAAGTCGTAATTATCCGCATAATATCCATTATCAGGTGTCGTTGAATTAGACGCTGGTCGCCTGGATCGAATCGTAGCTTGTGGATTGGTCCATTTGATAGAAGATTCCGCCACACCAATTCCGGGTTGTGCGTCACGGATATTGTGTAAACTACTTAAAAGCGTGCTGTATGTGGTCGTTCCCGCCCATGCCATTAAGGTATTTTGTGCAAGGTTTATATCGCCTTTGGCGTCTCCATTGCCATCTGTGATGATAAACCCAGCTTGATCAAATCTAATCAATGTATCACCAGACTGAAACTGCGTATCGTTGTCGTCAATGTACCACCCGACATTCGCTTGATAATCGACTTGGTAAATCGAATAAGTGGCCATAGGTGTATAACCCGGCAAATTGATCGAGTTAGTTCTAACCACCAATCGAGGTGCACCTCCACCGGGATTGTCGTATAACTCCCTAAACTCGAAATCACCCACCAAACTTGTAACGGCTGGCGAATCTGGCGCTTCTTCGAAAGTTGGCGATCCCGATATAAACGTTCCACCGACATCAGCCGCAAGATACCGAATTCGAACTTCCCAGGTTTGAGCGCTTGGAAAATTGAATATTCTGGAATCCGAAACAATGTCCAAGGTTTCTCCCAGCGCCTTCACTTGGCCGGTTGTTGATAACCAGGTGGTATTCCCTGAAATCCTATACTCAATAAACCATGTGACTTGTCTTAGAAAATATTCGTTCGATGTGCCGGTCCCACGGGTACTGTTAAACCTGACTCGGTAGGTAATCTGGTCGCAATTGGCTGGCGTGGTGCTAAATCCAGTCGTATGATCATCCACCGATGTACTAGGCAAAGAGACATTGACTATGGTGTTACCCGTTGCAGATGATGACGTGAGTTTAGCAGTCGGGGTGAATTCCCATTTCCCCGAATTGGCCGGGTTTTCTGTGATACCGTCCGCCGTAACTTGTAAGGTTTGATCGGCTGCGCTTTGTGTCGATTCGTAAATTTGTAGGATTTGAGGTGATACAATAATGCTGGGTTGTACCTTAAAGAAACCGGGTATTGCTACCAAGGCTTGATTTGCAGCAACGCCGGTTTCAATATGGCGTACCGCCTTACTTATCGAGTGCGTCATGGTCGCGCTGTCATAAGCGAAAAACGTTAAATCACCTAAGGAAAATTGAACGTAATCATCAGCCGCAACACCAGCCGGACCCGACATAATTATTTCCTTGGTGTTTAAATTAACCTCCATGGTTCCATCGATAGAACGCAGCAACCCCGCGTTAATGGTTCCCAGGTTGGCAATGATGGCGCTCAGTTCATCCACCAACATTTTAACAGGTGTGATCGATGCATCAGGGACAGCAGGCAAACTTAAACCCGATAATCCAGCCGCAGAACTGACCGGGAAATATGGGCTAATGTTGCCGGTATTATCCACCGCCCGGATCCAATAATAGCGTGTTTGATTCTCGGGAATCGTTAACCTTGTGAAAGCATTGGTGTCTGGTTTTGCGATTAATACTGCGGTGCTTCGATCATTGACAAGTGCTTCCCATATTTCGGTGTGCGATAAATCGGTATCTGCCGGATTGGTCCATTGCAGAGTGACACCGTTAATTTCATTTTCAACCGTTAACGCGGTCGGTGTTGACGGGTTGGTGTCTTTTGCTGCTCCGGTTTTGGTTGTTGAGACTAAGGTACTGGATTTGCCCAACGTGTTAAATGCCGATATTCGGATATCGTAAAGCGTGCCATTTTCAACATTCTGAATCGAGAAAACGGTATTCTCTTTGGAAACCGTTCCGCCCGTGTAGATTGAATCGGTGGATATTTTCCACTCAACGAAATAACCCGCGATCAAAGCATCAACCGGAGCCGTCCAGCTTAAATCGAATGTAGTGATAACCGTTCCATCTTGAGCCACGTCGAAACCGTTGGTCACAACCAAAGCGGATGGTGGCGCGATGACAAATGGATCGGGTAAGTTTGTATTTGGCGCTGCATCGATGTTCGTGGCTTCGGCCTGGACCCAACCATAAGACGTGCTAGATTCTTCGTGCAATTCCATCTGTACGCCGTTATCTGTTAACTCATAGGATTCAACCCGAAAGGCTTTAGCGCTCCAACCCAAGGCTACATTGTCCACGCTGATAATGTCCCATATCGCCACATCGAGAGCAGAAAAATTGCATGGCATGGAAACACGGATAGATTGGCGAGCCCTTTGTAGATGTATCTTTGCTAACCTTTGTCCCATGTACGGATCGTGGGTAAACGGTAACTCAAGAACAATCGCTATTTCTTCTCCGTTGTCTTCGGTGACAAAAACCGGATCACTGACCGCCGCAATTTCAGCCGATTGATACGCACGAAAGGGATCGATAAAAACACCGCGAACGGTATTAAAAAGTGAATCACGCCTATCGGTTGGAACAACGGTTAAATCGCCTGACAAATTACTTTCGTTTAAGGTCCGAACCGGAGCGACAAACGAAGCCGCTATGATCGAGTAGACACCTTGCGAAAAGGTTAAATGGCCTCCCATGGATGTCAGCATACTGTCCAGAATCCCACCCACCGCACTGGCCGAATCGATGACACCGTTTAGCGTATATCTGGCCACGGTTCCATTGGGTTGTGGAACCAGTTGATCACAAATGTTCGCGGATATGATCACCTCAGAATCGTTGATTTCAGAAACCGGAATATTGAAACCAAAACTCGATATCAAATAGTCACGAATACAAAGCGCCGGGTTGTTGCTGAAAACCGATGTACTGGTCCTTGGATCGAATACCTTTTTGCCGCTAACGATGGCCTCAATATTCGGGATTGAACTAAACACGTCATTATCGCGATTCAATCGAATATAAACGTATGTCAACCCGGTCAGCTTGTGGCTTGTCGTCCAGTCAGCCGATCTACTGACAAGGTTAGAGTCTGCTAATTGTCCGACTTCGCCAAGGTGTTTTGTAATCTCTACAAGCCCGTTATATCTGGCAATATTTGAATCCAGACCATCGATAAATACTGAACCGATCGATTCGGATTCGTGAGCCGCCAAAATAACAACCAGTTCCCAAAATTCTTGATTAGCGCCGGTCACATCGATATAAACCAACACGCCAGAAACACGCATGGTTCCATAAATTATTTTTCTCGATGACGTGGAATTAATCTCAAGAACAGGACGATCAAAATTGATCGTTGTAAACGATGAATCGGTGAATTGTGTTCCAGGCATTAGAGCAATCCTATTTGATCAGACTCGACACTTGACGCGAATTCTAGGCCCTTGTCTGTTGGATCGATCTTTTTTTGTTCTTCGTCGGAATACCGCGAGACCTTAGGCGATAGTAAATCCGAAAGCCGATTCCTAAGCGTCAAATCAACCGTTCCCTGGTTACCTAACGAGATCACAGAGCTATCAATAACCCCTTTGAACTTGATCATCGGTGAGCCAATTATTTGGTGCGATGAGTCGAGCAAGGCAAGCAATAACGTCGCCGGCCGTCCTTGATAATCGGATGTTAACAAGGATGCAAGGATGGACGACGATACGCCCGACAATGAAACCGGTATTTCTTGAGCGCGTAAGCTTGAGAATTCGGACACCGCACCAGCACCCGAAAAACTGCCATTGCCTAAATAGGTATTTGACAGATAAACAAGGTCATAAGGCGAATTATTGAACCGAAGAAACCCGCCCGAAAGGTCCAGATCGATTAATTCAACAGCGGTTATGTGCGTTTTTTTTGACTCAGTAGCAACCGCCGAATCCAGCGTTCGTGGCATGCTTAAGCGCTAGTCCCGATCAACGCAATACTATAATCGCCCGTCGCGCCGGTCGCGGTATTGTTGATCTTGAGTTTATCCGCTGTTCCTGCAGCAACGTCATAACCGTTCGTTGGATTCATGACCATGAATGACCCATTAGGCTTGATGATAATATTATCCGCGAACGCACCAACCCAATCGATAAAACCATTTGCAGCCGCTCCACCTACCTCGATGTTTCCGACATTGGCATTACTGGCGGAAACCAAAACGGCTTTAATTTTGACGAAATTTAATGTCGTACCAAAGGCATCGAGCAACGATCCAGAAAGGTCTAAATCCTCGCTGGTATTTGCCGCCAGTGTCCGGGTTTCTGCAAACAAAAGGTCCGATTGGTTATCGCCAACACCATCGGCCATTTGGTGAAATTTACTTAAGGACGCGGGGAAACTGCCAACACCTTGATCTAGCTGTTTGGTTAGGGTTGCGTTAACGTCCATCGTCATCTTAGCGGTTAGACTCATTTTAAAATACCTCTATTCCAGTAAAAGAAATTCCCGATATCAAGCATTCGCTTGTATCAATTTCGTATTGCGAATCATCGACCAATCGCATTTTTGACGTGGGTTTAATCACTGTGATCGATGCAAGATCTAAAGGCGATGATCTTAACGCGGGCTCAAAAGACAAGGTAGCCAATCCGCCGCCATCGCTCGATACATCCGCAATGATCATTTTCAATTCACCGTTAACCGTGAGCATATCACCACGTTTAAAAATGGCTGTTGAATTCGTCCATCCCGAAGTGTTCAAGCTAACTCCGGTTTGACTCCCTCCCGCGACAACTGGCGTTCCAGTTGGCGTACCTAAAGCGACCGGGTGCGCGTAATTGTGCGCCGTGAATTCGCCGTTAGACCCGCGCAACGAAGCCAGAAACGCCGAAAGGATCGACGCTTTCGAATCGTTAAGATTTCGATAATTAAATGTTTGCTTCCATCTTGCACCGGGTAGCTGCTTGGTTTGGACGATACCATTCAGAGGTGATTGGAAAACCTGTGTGTTAGTAGTCAATCCAAACTGGACACTAAACGGGTCAAACTCAGTTAGAATAGGGATACTCATACGGGCAAGGCTTGACGAATCGGACCATTCGTCCGCATGTCTTGAGCAACCAAGTTATAACCTGCACGCGCAGCCTGTTTGATGGCGTCTTGAAGAATCGCCAAGTTTCCGGTTGTGGAATTAACGTTAACCGCTATCGATTGATTGAAATTCGGAACGATATTTCCATTAGTGTTGGGTACGAATAATTCTGGACCACGTTCACCAACTAAAAAAGGTTTTCCGGCTGTAACAGGTCCACCGGTTGCCCTGGCCTGTATGCCGTTGGGTTGAATGCCTATGTTACCTGCTCTTGCGTCAACTATGCCAAGCAATTCTAATAATCCAGTCAAAGCCCGCGCAACAAAATTTATGGTTCCGATGACACCGCTTAAAACAACATTGATGACAGATCCAACAGCACTAAAAGCGGTTCCCAGTGTTTCTACGATAGCCACCAACGATTCAAAATTGTCTTCGATAAAGCTGGCGAATTTTTGCAGACTTGGAAGGACACTGTTAAATATCTTGAGCCCTATCGCGCCGAACTGGTTTCCAAGCCGATTAACAGTATCGTTAAAGTCTTCAACGGATTTGGCCGTATTTCCGTCTATCTGGCCGCCCATGGCCTTGAAGCTTTCTGACATCTCATCGAGACCTTCAGACCCAAGTTTGGTCGTCCGTAGAAGTTTTACACCATCTGAATCAAACAATTTGAACGCCAAACGAACCCTATCATTCGAGTTTCCTACCTCGTTAAGTGCATCTGCCATTTTTTTGAACTGCTCATCGGGAGACAGATTGTTTAACTTTTCCGCACTTAGACCCAGTTCCTCTAATGCGTCCTTAGCCGGACCGCTACCCGTCGCGGCTTCTGCGACTCGCCTTGTCATCCGTTGAAGACCTGTTGTAAGTGTCCGGAAAGAAACACCGGTTTGATCAGCAACGAATTGATAAGTACTTAACGCTTCTGTGGATATACCCAGCTGGGTTGAAAGTTTGGCTATGTTGTCAACGGATTTGAGCGTGGACGATACGAACGACGTTATCCCAGCCGTGGCCGCTAATGCTCCCAAAGCACCAAAAGCTTTACCCAGCCCACCAATACCGCTTTTTGCCGAATTGATTGCAGCCTTGGATTTATCGACCGCTGTTATTTCGTATCTAACTCTCGGGTTTGCCATTGCTCTTTATTGAATCGAAATAAGCCACATAAAGCATGAAAGTACCGACTTCCATATCCATTATTTCTTTTAGCGGTAATGAAAGCGCAACCGATAACCCAATCACCGCCGCCAAATCAGGATCGTCTTTTAGTTTTTTTTTGCGTCTTCCACCGTGTCGGGTTTGGTGTTCATCGCGTCCGCAATGTTGACCAAGACATCGCCATCGACATTGTTCAATAAATCGTTTCTATCGAATGATTTAAAAAGTCGTTTGCCTTCCGAATCCAAAGCCCTAACAATCACACATTCAATCACACCAAGCGCTTCTGATTCTCGATATTTTTCAAGAATACGCCTTTTTTGGTCCATGGTTTCGGGCTTCCAGTAGATTTTCTGACCCCATTCCTTAACTTCGTAACAACCCAAACCCTTATCGAGTTCTGATTGAAAATGCTTTCTTGCTGCGTCAATAATTTCTGACATATTAAGTCACGAGTCCTGAAGTCATGGCCCCATTAACTTGAAAGTTAAAAGCCGATTCAACGATACCATCGACGCCACCATTTCTTGGCCGGGTTGTGATCAATGCATTACCGGAATAGAACGTTTTGCCCACTGCATTACCACCCGGATAAAACACCAAAGCAATCGTATTTCCAACAACAAAATTACCTTGAGGAATGTCAGCGGGATCCCACCAAACCGTGATATTCCCGGTCGTCTGCTTCGCCCCAGCATCGAACTTTTTAGTACAATCACCAATGGCGCTGGCGTCCAATACTTCAACGGTTTCTTCAAAGCTCCATTCTTTAACCTCGCCAACTTGCGCGGGTGTTCCCGTGGCCGTAGCCGCCGCGAAAACCTTACCAAAACAACCCCTAGTAGTAGCCATGTTTTACCTCGAATTTATGTTTCAATATCCAAATCTTTACGGTCTGTACGGTAAGAGATTTCGTATTCCATCAATATCTCGCCGACTTCCTTTCCCGCTTCTCCGTCAAAGGTGATCGACGTTGAAGCGTTTACAATAAAATCTGTTAGCCCAGATAACAACCCTGTTTCAAAATCCGCTATCAAGGCTCGGTTCACTTCAAGTTCTAATTGATCCAAAACCGATTCATCAACGCCTTCAACATTACCAATAATGTTTATCGTTAAAGTCCTTGCATTGACGCAATCCATAGCCGCAAAATCAGAATCAAAAACATCGCTTGGCGTGTAAACACTTAAAGCCGGTAACTCTTTTGGGTTGATCGGATTTGATCGACGCTTAAAAACGTTCGGTCCAGTCAAAGGTAATCCGGTAATCGCATTCGCTACCGCGTCCCGTATCTGTGTTCGTAAATGACTCATTGTTTTCTCAGTATGGCTAAAACTTCGCCATCGCCTGAATCCTGAAATTCAATAATTGAATATTCGGTTTGCCTTATATAAAGAATGTGTCCAACTTCCAAAGTATCTGCGTCTTTTTTCTTCATCGAGGCCACTGGCTGAAACGAACTGACTCCTATTCCGGTATCGGGTTGGCTAAGGTAATATTCTTCGTCAAATAGAACGTTGATCGTGCTGGCTGGCGTCTCGCACTCTTCCGCAAATCCACGGTCTTTATCGAAAAAAACCTTGTCTAAGTCGGTGTCCATTTGGTCGAGTAAAGTCATACCTTGTTCCCAGCATTTCGAACTTTTATCAAAACGTCGTCTTCATGGGTATTACCCGCCGAATCGGTACACTTGATAGTTATCTCGTAGTCTTCGCCATGCGTGCCACCGCCTAGAATCGCCGTGACTTTGGTCCCTGTTGCCAAGGGACTATTGGCGCTCAACGCCAAAACTTCGGCAACATTTCCCGCCGCCTGATGGGTAACACTTTGAACCGATGCAATGGTGTCGCCCGACTCAACCAAATTAACGAAGTCAAACGAATACCTTTTGGTTTCAGATACCCGTTTTTCTTCGAAAAGTAGATTCGTTTTTTTGTCGATTTTTGAAGCCATTAACTCATCGTAATATCAAGATCGAGAGTCCAGGTTTGGCCTGCTGTTTTTGTCCCCTGCGCCGAAACCTTACGATTGAGATTTACGCCAGTGTTATCAGTTGCGTTGGATACCGTGAATTCATTCCAGGCAAAATTAGCAACGCCGGTTGCGAAAACTCCGCGCCATGTGACTTTTTGTGTTGCAACCGTGGGAAATCCCGTGGCTATTGCAACATAAGCCTGATTCACACCAGTCGCCACAAGTCCAGTTTGTGTCGCAAGTTCACCCGTTGCGGACGTACCGACACCAAGCTTAGCGTTTGCCGTTGCCCATGCCGTCGCGGTAATCCCAACCATTAGTTTTAGTGCTTCGTCCGCGCCTTCGTTAAGTGTCAGATTGCCTTTAATCTCTGACGTTTTATAGCTTTCGCCTTTTTTGAAAGCTTCGTTGTCTTTGTACCGACGGATAGTCCACCGGGTTTCCCTTTTCAAGCCGTCTCTAATACTACTCATAACTGCACCTTATTGATTAATTTAACTTTTTGCCCCTGGAATTAAGTACAAATGAAGTTCCGCGTGATGGTAATGTCAGCGCCGAACCCCTGGAACCCAATCTGAAAGAAACCGCCACTGTTCCAGCAGAAATCGAAACCCGCTGAACGTTTATAAAATCATCTGTATTAATTGAATCTAAAACTGTCGATTCCGCTGCATTAATTAGTCTCGCAAGATCTGATCCTGTTGCCGAATCACTAATTGTCAAAATCACGTCGATAGCTGTTTGATCAAGCAAGCCTACTGAATCGCTCAATTTAACGTCCGCGCCAATTATCAACCCATCGCTTGTACCAATTAAATCACCGACCGATTTTAAAACCAGTTTTAAAATGTTGACACTTTCTGTCGCAAGCAGAGAATCGTTGACGACGAACGACAGCAAAACCCTAGTTTGATCTTGCAATGTCGACGCATCAGAAACGCCTAAGGAATTTCTTATCGTGGATGAATCGACCAAAGACAATGAATCATTTAAATTAAATGCATTCGATATGTTCGCAGCATCGGTTAATCCTATTAGATCTGTAACCGAGAAAAGCAATAATGCAGAAATGGAATCCAGCATGTTTGCGCTATCCGATACCGGGATAGAAACGCTGATACTTTGAACGGTGTCATCAACATTGATGGACTCGTCTAAAACAAAGGTAACATTGATCGACTGGTCGTCAGTGTTTGCAATTGCATCGATGACATTGATCGATCCTGATACACTCAAATTATCGGATAGACTATTAACATCATTAACAAGTATCGCAATAAGTTGTTTGGCAAAATCATTGCCAACCATGACATCCGATGTATTAACGGATACTTGTATGCCGAGTGTATCAGTTACTGTTTGCGAGTCGGTAATAGTCAAATCAGCAGACAGAGCAACGTTATCAGTAGTGTTTAAAGCATCCTGAACCAACAACAGAAGATTAAGTACTTCCATTGCTGTTATGGTGTCGGAAAGACCAACCGCAACATCAATATTTGGAGCTGAATCGACCGCTGTCACGATATCAGAAACCGGGATGTCTGCGCCGATAGGTGTATCGCTATCTAAAGCGGTAATAGAATCTGACATCGAAAGACTAACAGCAGGCAATGAAGAATCCGCGTTCGATATCGTATCGGTTACGGTCTTATTTATTGCCGACACCTCATCTTCTGGCCATTCAATAATTTCCAACCCAATGCGCCGTTCTTGGTTACTAAAGGATTCTGTGAAGGTCACTTCGTTTGTGCCTGTCAGCCGTATATCGATACTGCCCATGGGTATAC